TAAATTTTTAATTGATCTACACCTGCTGTAGTATCATACCATAACTGTCCTTCTACAGGATTTGAAGGCGAATCGTTGTTTGCAAAGTTTTCAAGTAGATGCAAGAAGTTTTCATTTAAGGACAACCCATAATCTGATTTGTTCCGACCAATAAAACTAACACTTGTTTCTGTGTTTATTTCATCGGCATCGACTGTAACACTGCCCTTGTTGCTAAAATCTGTAAATCTTACATCATATTGATCACTCATGTTACACCTCGTTGAATCCGCTTAGACTTTGTACCCTTACAGTATAATCAATTTGAATTAGTCTATTCAAAGATTTTTGTACAGGATGGAAAATTACGTGTGTGATTAAACGACCTGTACCCGAACTTGCATAACTACGCAAGCCTAGTTCGTCAAACACATATAGTTGTTCTGTATCGTTAGCAGTATCAAAAGCATCTTGTCCTTCTGGTTCACCGTAATCTAATAAACAACTTACTAAAATATCAGTATAGTTAGTTCCACTTACATGTCTAATTTCTGTTTTATTTCTACTAGCATCAGTGTTATTTACATTTTGATCATCTACAACTTTAGTATAGGTTTGGTTGTAAAGACTTGCATTTGTTCCTGTTGTGTTAGGAGTCAAATATGTAATAATCCCTGTCGGATCAACACTTGTGCCGCCATTGCCAAATACCATTTCATTAATAAAACCTTGACCCGCATTAGACAAACTTTCTGCTAATGCAATACTCATATTTTCGTAATGAATAGCATTACGTTGGTTTATAAAAACTTCATCAGTTTTAGGGTCAAAAATCTTAATATGACCTTCTACATGTATGCCGTTTAATTCATTTATTTCATTCATTATAATCACCTATACTGTATTTATTTAGGCAAACGGATTGTCGCTGCTCTAATAAATTTTGCAATTTTATTATCGCTATTTGCCAACGATTTACCTGTATCGTTCCATATTTTTCCTGTTTTTCTAACGATTTTAATTTTTTGTCCTTCAAAATCTGATGGTGGAATAATATCATTTGTTAAAGGATTTCTTGGTTCAATATATATATTTGAACCACTGACTCTATACTCTGCATCAAGAGTATAGTCTGCTTCTGTACTATCTTGATTAGTTTGCCAGTTAAACATTTGCATACTTGTTTTACGCAAACGCTTGCCACCTAAAAATACATCAATTTCATTTGCTGATGACGGTGTAAAATCTAGTGTATATTCTGTTGCACTAGAACTACCGTCTGCAATAATTTCTTGTTCGTATGTTGTATCTGAATACTCAATAGTTTCATTAGGACCTTGTCCTAATACTCTGGTACCTGCTGCACAATAATTAATTACACCGGTACCTAATGTGCCTCTGCGTAATTGTAACAATGTAGAACCTTTGATATCATAATATTCGATACGTTCGCCATCGATCCATACTACTCCAGGTAGTCCTGATCCTTTAGATGGTCTATATAAATTATCTGCACCACCTTCAAGTACAATACGTGTATCATAGTAGTTTAGCGGATCTTTAAGCGAGAACACATTTTCTTCATTTAACCTCTTGTAATGTGTTCTGCCTAAAATATCTCTAAATATTCTAAATCCAAATCTAGGTGTTGCTGGATCATTACCAAATTCTAATACATCAATTCTGTCGCCATCTAAAACAGGTAAATTTAAACTAACTGCATTGTATTTTGCATTTAAAGTATAATCTGCATTTGGACTTAGTAGTTCGCCATTTTTTGCAACCCAAACATATTGTACGTTTTGAATGTTGCTTCTTAAATTAACAAACCCTTGTGATAGTAGGTTGCGTTTATAATAAGCATCTGTACCTGCACTTACAGTTGTTGTTGCTAATACATCGTATTGCTGTCTTTCGAAATTATTAATATCATGATTACTGAATTGGTAAACTTCAATGTTAGCACCGCTGCTAGGTGCAACTGCAAATGTCATTGAGTCACTTGCAACATATTCTATATCGCTCATCTGCAATGGTGTGCTATCGCCATCATTTACACTAATTACGAAATCATTACCTGCAACCCAACTTGCAAATATATCATCACGTTTGCTTCTAATTGTTACAGTATTGTCCTCCACTGCAACAATTGTACTTGTATAAGTTGTGCTATCACCAATTGATTCTATAACAAGTTCATTACCTACTTCTAAGTATGTGTCTAATGCAGGTGCAGTACTATCATCTAATACACATGTAAGTTTTGTATCAACAAAATAGTAATCTGCATACTGAATAACATAGATACCAATAGTATCACCTTCTTCAAAGATATCTCTTCTACTTAAGAACACTCTAGCATTTACTGTATCATAAGTAAATTCATTTTTAGTAAGTTGTCTATCATTAACAAAAACCAAAATGTTTTCACTTTCAATTAGTGTAGGATCAGTAAACTGCCAAGATTCTAATTCATAGGTTAATGAATTTGTTGCAATGTGTTTGATACTGTATCCTGGTTGTAACAATCTTTTGTTTTGGAATACTAAGATTTGATGTCCTAATGGCCTTCTATTGAAAGGAATAGGAAACTCAGTTGTTGTAAACTGATAATAATCGTTTTGTCCATCTGGTTCAAATGTGTTATCAATTAACACTTGACTATATGTTTTCAGATTACTTGCATAAACGCTCCATTGAATATAATCATCTGGTTGCATTGTTCCATCTTCAAATGTAAGTTTTACTCTATTTTCAAATACATCTGACGAAGTGCTACGTTCTACAGTAAAGTTTACGCCTTGCTGTTGAACAACGCCATTAATTGTTACAAATGCTGTTAATGCATCTGACCATTTTGCTGCTGTAATATATGAATATGTACTACCGTCAAATTTTACATAGTCAGTATCGAGCATTTCTGCACCATTTGTACCAATGGTTGTAATATTTAAATGCGTTCCGTAAGGTACTGTGCTATCAGTAAATGTAAGCGTTTGTGTATCCCAGTCAACTTCATATCTATCATTATCAATAGTTTCATTATCTAGTTTTACAATAATAGCATCATTGCTATGTGGAACACTAGGCAACACATAAACTGAAGTTGAGTCATCAATAATATAATTTATTGAACCGATCATTCCTGTACCATCTGTTGTTCTATGATAAACTGAAATGTCTAGTGTATCTAGTAATTGTCCTGGTACAAGTTCTTCAGGTCCTTTTGAAGTTGTTGGGGTTACAAATCCATCACCATCTACAACAATATCGCTAGGACTTACGCCTAATGCATCTCCATAGTCAATATCGCCACCTGATAAATCAACATCATATGTGCTTCCTGCAAGTTCAAAACTTCCATCACTTGTTGATTTTCTAATTATAACTGTGTCACCTGCAACAAGGAAATCTCTGTCTTCTACAGTTTTCCATCTTGTCCAATCGATATTTACAGTATCAGTAACACCATCACCCGATAATGGCAACATTAGTGCATATTTGTTATCTAATACTGTTATTCCATCATAGTCAGGATCGTCTAGTCTTATTGGACTATCATTTAATTTTGCATTTACCGACTTCCAATATACGTTGTATTGCACACCGTCTTCTAACGGAGTGCTTAGTGTAAATGTTGTTGTACTACCATCTAAAACAAAAATTTCATCATCTGTTGTATTTGCAATGGTATCAAATCTGTATTCTGCAAAGCCGCCGATATCAAAACCTTGTTCAGTACCAAAACTAATACCATCATATACAGCGCCATCATAATCAACACCGTCCATTAGTTGTGATAGGTTTTTACCAGGCATTCCTGTAGCAGGATTATAAGCGTGATAAATTCTATCTGCTGCTGTAAGCATGTTTAGATTACGCTTATATGTAATTACAATTGTCGCACCAGTTGCAGGTGCTTCTTCAAATGTAATATACCCTAACTGTCTGTCATAACCTTTTGCAGTGTCTTTTTCATTATCTACAGAATATTCACCTTTTAAAATTGGTAATCCGTTTACTGTTACTTCATAGGTATTTGTATTTCTATTGATTGGCCATTTTAAAGAAAACTTAGTTGTAGAACCTGTGCCAGTAAACGTTTCAGATTCATCTATGTTTGTCATCAAGTATGTGCCCGTTGTTCTGTCAAATTTCATTATCATGTGTGTAGAACGCACTAATGGATTGCCAATAATAGCAGTTGCTTTAGCCTGTATTCCTCCAGGACTAGGTTCATCAATTACTACTAATGGTGCTTCATAAACTTTACTACCTGCTTTAACAATTTCAATTTTGCTAACACTACCTTTAGACAAATATGCTTTTGCTGTTGCTCCACTATCTCCTAAAATAGTTACAGGCGGGGTTTCTTTGTAATTAGATCCTCCGTTAGTAACTTCTATTTCAATAATGTCATAACCGTTATTGTCTACCCAACTTTTGTAGGGATATTGCTGATACTTTTCGATAATATCTGTTATAATACCATTGTCATATTTTGCAGCAATTGTTTCGATTTCTTTTGCAGCACTGTAACTAGGAGGTACATCAAAGTCAGTCGTTAAACTGTTTGTAGGCTCAACATGGTCATAAGAACTAATGTACTCTCTTATTTTACTATGGTATGGCTTGACTTCTTTGACATAGTCTTCATAGTTTTCTAAATTGTCATTTTGATAAGACAATTTTTGTTCAAAATCACCAAGTACATGTTTTACTCTAATGAAACTAGATTTGAACGCCCAGTCTAAGTTAGTTTGTTCGCTCATTGCATATTTTAAACTTGCAAAGAATAAATTATTCCATTCTACTTCTAAATCATTTACATAAATGTCATTTTTTAATGCACTTAAAATGTTTCTAAGTTCTTGAATAGGTTCTCTGTCATAAAATGTTGTATCATATATTTCTGTATCAAACCCGCCAGCAGCTTCTAAGAAATTGTAAAGTTTGTTACTTAGTTTGATAGTTCCGTTTTGACGACCTATAGTTTCGTAATTAATTGTATAATCTTCAACTAATTGATCGTCAATTTTTTTCAACAACAACCAGCCGCCTGATCCAACTTCTTTGATTTTTACAATATCGCCAATTTCATTTTCTAGTCTAAACAATTGATATGCTAAATCAACTGTTTGATCAATTGGTGTTTGTGCATTATATCCAGTTGCATACCAATCAGCATAATTCCAGTAACCTGTAGTTACATATGACTGAGATCTTAATCTATCCCATTCACTTGATGTTGAATCATATGTGTAGATAGCCCATCTACCTCCAATATCACTATCAGAATTTACAAGAACACTAAACGGTCTTGCAGTTATTTTTGTTGCACTACTGTAATTTTTACCTTGCTTTCTTACTGTTGCTCCTGTAACTTGTCCTAAGTTGTTTATTGTAGTATTGATAACAGCACCTCTGCCGTAAGTATCTTCTATCCTAACAGTTGGCGGATAAACATACCCACGTCCTGAATTAGTAATTGTAACTGCAACAATTTTACTGTTTTCAATTACTGGTGTAAACTCTGCTGTTTGTACTTTTGCCACACCTACAAATCTTAACAAATCTGTTGTTTCAACTATTGTGTCGTATAAGTTTTCGGAAACATTTGGTACTGGATCATTTTGCTGTAACAAACTAATGTCATAATTATCAACAATTTGTGTTTTAGCAAATACTGTGTTTACTCTTTCAACAACTTGTTTTAATGCTTCAATTCTGTTTATAAACATACCCTGTCTTGGATAGTTTAAAATACCATACTTTACTTTAGGAGAAAGATTTGGATCAGGAACTGTTGCATTATTTAAATCATATCCTACTAAACTATCAATCCATTTACTTTCAATTTCCTCGTTTGGCTTGCTTGTTGCTAACCCTGAACTCATTAATTGATATTCATTATGAATTGGTGTTTTTTGCTCTGCATCATCAATTAATGTAAAGTGCAGAATTGTGTCTTTGTCATTAATAAATGATCTAACATTGTGCAAACTAAATTTATTGTCATCAAGTAACTGAATGTATCTATATCCATATCTAGATGGATCTTCAATTAATTTTGCTATTTCAAATACACTTAATGCTCTATTAGGAATATTAGGTATAGTTTGTTTATTTTGTACCCAGAAGTAATAGTAAAGTTTTGCTTGACCGCTTACAGAATCAACTTTGCTTTTTACACTATATGTGTTTGCATCATAGTAAGGTGTGCCGCTTATACCTTGTGCATATCCTTGTGTAGTGTCTGCAAGTGAAATGTATTCTTGTGGAGGAACTGTGCTTTCTACCCATTCTAGTATACTAACAAGACTTGTTTGTGTTTGCTTATGCCAATTTGCGGATCTATATTGTATCGGACCTTGGTATGGATTGAACCAACTTACTGTATCAATATTCCACCAAATTTCTCCTACGTGTTCATCACACCAGTTTGCTGCTTGATCAACAACAACTTTACCACTACCATTACTATAAATTGCAGGGTCATAAGGTGTTTTATAAGTTATTTCTTGATCAGCAACACCTGCAATTTTTCCTTGTCTAGGATCAATCACATCTAAATTAGTTATAATGTCATTTGTTTCTTGACTATATAAAAATACTCTGCCAATTTTATTTAGATCAACTTGCCCAGTTTCTGAAGTAACTACTTTCCAACTATTCTTATTCTTATCGGCTCTAAAGTTTACAAACATTCCGGCAGTAGAATCTTCATTTTCTAGACGAGATGAATCTGTAAATTCAGATGGATTAATCATAGGTAATCCAACATATACATTGTTGTCTTGTAATTTAATATTACTTAAATCATTGCCTATTGTTTTTCTTGAGTAAGGTAAATCTTCGCCAAATATAAATTTATTACCTAACTTTTCGTAGATACCTAATCTTCCTGAATCAATTTCTTTTGTTACAAAGGTAGTTCTGCCACCGTCAAATGTAGTTTTTTCTGTATTTTGTACACCTGTATTATCGTTTACATATCTACTGTAAATTGTGTTTTTTAATTCATTTTTTCCTATTGCATACTTTTTGTATTCAACATATCTGTCAAATGTTGTTGTAGTACGTGTATCAGTATTCTTACCTACAACTAATAGTTTATCTGCTGAGAAATCAATTGCAAGTCCCCATGCTTCATTTTTTTCTTTGTATGGACTTGTAAGTGTTTGAGTTAATTCCCAAGCATCGCCTGTTGAGTTTTGACTGTATAATTTTACACTACCTGCATCTGTGTTTTCTTCAGTATTATACAATGGAGCACCAATACCTATTGTATCTCCTGTATCATTTACAGCAAGACTATAATCAATGCCTTCTTGATTTACAATAGTTTGATTTAATCTCCATCTAGCAAACACATTTGTATAGATACTTACAAGTTCGTCATTACCAGATTTTGCACTAAATGCAAGTACATCACCTAATTTGTTTGTATCAAAAACTTTACCAATGTTAATACTTTGGTTAGTAACATCACTTTCGTTTTCGCTTGTGATGAAGTTTTGTCTAGGAACGTATCCTGTATATTCTGTGTTTACATCTGTCTGTTCGATCCATAAATTTGGAGCATCAGATGGTAAACTTGTACCAGGTGCAATGTTAGTTGCAGCTTTATACAACGCACCATTATAGAATGTTAAATCGTTTTCATTATACTTAAACAAATCATTGTACACGCCTTTATAATTTCTGTCTGAACTGTATTTCCACTCGCCGCCTTCGTTGTCTAGCATGTAAATTCTACCAACATCAGTTCCGTCTGCACCGGGAGCGCCGACAAACATTTTAAGAGAACCGTTTGCTGCTTTTCTTAATTGTACCTTTGTACCAAATTGTTCGTTTGCTTTTGGAAACGGTGAACAAATAATATGTTCAACTTCATATAATCCTGTATCAGCATTTTGTTTATAAAGATATACTGTACCTTGTTTTTCAATGCCGCTACCGCTATGACCTAAAGTAAAGGTATCATTGTACCAAGATTGCTCTAATAAACTAGGTAAAATAATATTTTTCCAACGGTCAACGTTGTCTTGTGCAGCAGTACCCGCTCTAATTTTTATGAACTGCAAAACATCTGCACTTCTAATTGTTGGTGGCGTAGTGCTTTTGTCAAGATTACCAAATGCAAACCCATCGTCTGCAATACTACGTGCCCAAGTTTCAAACTCTGTTGGTGTTGTTGCCGTTGACAATGCAACATTAAGCATTTGATCTGTAAATTCTACACTAGGTACTAAACGGTTTTTCAATATGTCTAACGATGGTTCTAATCCTGTAATAAGATTAACTTCGTCCCAATCGGCATCATTTATAGTAATAGTAGAACTATCACCTACGCTATCATAGTATAGCCCAATGTCTTTGTTTGCTTGCCACAAAACACCTCTATCTCTAACAATGTCTCCTTCATAATAAATTACATCAGGTTGTAATTCATCAATATAAAGTGTTTTTACATTACTTGTGTAAGGAGCACCTACAGCAATATAAGTTGCATCATCTGAAATTGCAACTGTTCTACCAAATCCAATTTCTGGATCACTTACTAATTCAGGTTCCATTATTTGTCTTAGGCTGATTTCTAATTGTTCATTTGGACGATAGAAAAGTCTAAGTATGCCTTCTTCTCCAGGGTGTCCTAAACTTGCAATAGGAATGTATGTGTTATTTGAATTTACATCATAAGCAGTTGCAAATCCGTCTTGATCACCTGACGGATTATAAACTTCTTTTTGTAAAGTAAAGATACCTTCGTTTTCGTATAATCCCCAATTGCCGTCAACTTTTTCAATCCATACTTTATCATTTTTTACATGGAATAAATTTTTAACCTCTTGGTTTAATTCTTCTATATCAGTAAATCTTCTAGTAACAAATCTAGATACTGCATTTTCTGTACTATCTGGGAATGTATTAATTTGTGTTTCAGTTACTGACAAGTTTCCTGTATCAACTATAACATAATCTATACCTACTTCTAAAATTTCCCAATATCCTGTAATAGTAGACAAGCCGCCATAAATGCCAATTATTTCACCTTTAGTAAAATCAACATAATTGTCAAACACAATTTTTAACACATTTAATATGTTACCTCTAGAATCAGTATATGTACCATCAACTTCAATATCATAACCTACAATTTTATTTGTTTCTTTAACTTGAGTTACAACATCCCATTCATTCTTTTTATTTTGTATCCAAATATTATCGCCGATATACGTAGTTGCTATATTAAGATCTAACAATCCTTTATAAGTTGTAACAGCACCTTTAACATCTTGTAAACGCACCCAACCATTATTACGGCTTGTGTTTAATTTTGCAGTTGACGTCACAAACGGAGTATTAGCATAGTCTTCAGGTTTTTCATATACTTCATAGTCAGCAATTTTATAAATTAAATCTGCATCATCTGTTTTATTATTTGTTAATTCAAATAGTTGAGGCTCTAATTTATAGTTACTTTCGTCTAATTTAAACTCTAGATCTCGCTTATTATCTAAAGCACCGTAAGATCCAACTCTAATTGCCCATTCTTCAAAAAACTTTAGACTTTCTTCGCCTGATGTGCTTAATGCATCAAATAATTTTGTAAGAGAATTTTTTGTTCCCTTTTCTTGTATAAATCCTTGATAAAACTTATACTGACTTACACTATCAGGAATAATGTTACTTAGGTATTCACGTTTTTGATAACCAATTAAATGTTGTCCTAAACGCTGTTGTTCTGTATCAAAATTATCAGTATCTAAATCATAGAAATCGGTAAACTGATTTACTCTGTAATCAAAGTTAGGATATAGTTCTGCTTTAGGTTCTTCCGATAATCTATTCCAGTTTGCAGAAACAAACACTTCTCCACTGTTGTGTTTTACATTTGCAGAATAAAAGAATTCTTTAAATTTAACTACATCACCTACTGCATAATCTTCATAAGTTTTCCAAAAATCAACTTTTACATTGTCATAGAAGAATCCAGGAATATTTAAACCGCCTGACCAATTGTCTGTTCTATAACCTACAAGTTTAATTCTTTCTTGTCTATATCCAGGTGTGACATCATAAATTACATCATTGAATACTGTTGAGTTATCTAATAAAATAACATGCTCTGTTTGCACTAAAGGTAACTTTATTAAATAAATTCCTTCGTTTGTATTAGAAGGTGTAATACCAAATGTATTTGTGTCATCTCTATAAATGTTGCTTAATTCTCTACCTAGTTTTTCGCCATTTCCAGATAATAAATTGTATCCGTAAAAATCATCAAAAATATCATCTACAACAAAATACGGTTTTGTAAAAATACATCTGTTTGCACACGGACTAGTTGTAAGGATAGTTCCTGCTTCCCAGTTTTGTGTTACCCAGAACATAAATTCTTGTATACACAAAGTCATATCTTCTAAACTATCTGTATCTCTGTTGTAATAATCTAGTTCAAATCCTTGCTGTTTTAAAAACTTTTCATATCCTTGCATAAAGTCAACAACTTCTTGCACTGATTCTAAAATAGTTCCATAAGAAATATAAGAAACAGTAGTTTCATATCTTTTTCTAATTTTTGCACTTATACCACCAGTAATAGGAAGTGTAGGCAACTTAGCAAATTTTGTTGCGTCAAATGTCTCAGAACTCTTGTGAGTTGAAGTTGTTCTATACCAGTTGTTTTGATATTCAACAATTGTACCAATTGTATATTCTTGATCTTCTGTCCATACAACATAATTTGCAGATATGCCGCCGACAGTAATCGATGTATCTGAATTTGTTTCTAATGGTTTGTAGAAAGGAAACGTAGGATTGTCTCCGTCATATCCTTTTAAAATATATGTATTATCTGCTGTTTTTTCAATTATCATACCACTAAACACAAGTGTTTCTAATGGACTTGATGTGTTTAAGAAAATTTGATAATTTTCTTCTGGTACAAAGTTACTACTTTTATTTAGAGGACTTCTTGCGTCTAAAACTAATTTTAGTTTTTCTTTACTTGCAAACCCACCAACTCTAATTGATAATTGATTTTTAAGTCCTTTTAATCTTTGCTGATAATTATTATAATTTGAACTATACTTAGAAGACATGTAACTTGCAATAAAGTTCACAAGTCCGCTTGTAAGTAAAATATCTTCGTTGCCAGTAATACTCGGAAATACTAGATCTTCACAACGTATTGCTTTATTTGTTTCAGTATAAACATATTGATCTGATAAATTCTTTTTAATGCGTGATCTATCAAATGCTAGACCAAAAATTTGTGCAGGTTGATTTAGCATCCATGCTTTTAATAATGCAAATGGATATTCTGAACTTCTTCTCCATGCAGTTTCGACAGGTGCCTCGTCACCAAAAACAAAATTGTTACTTGCTGTGTCAAACTTATAGTTTTGTGCAAGTCCTGCTTTATACGGATCGACTAACTTACCGTTACTGTCTACTGGAATAGCATCTAACAATTTTGAGTGCTTGTACATTTTATTTTTTTGTGCAACAACACCGGGTGTTCTTATAATACCTTCGGCCATGTCTGTCCAAAGTAAAATATTATCACTAGTATAAGGAGCAGGTCCGTATTGTTCATCCCACCATGTAGGCTTAATTGTTAATCCTAGCATTTCCCATGGATGTGTGTTAGGACGATCAGTACCATAATATGTTTTATATACACTTCTCCAAAAACCTTTTAATGGTTCATTTTCTGTATTTGACATAAAACTATAGTTGTATGTAAATCCGTCTCTTTCATCATAAAAGTTATTTTCAGTATAAGTTAAGTTTCCTGCATCTTCTAACCAACTTGTAAAATCTGCAAGTACACTATTATCAATTTGTTCTTTAGTAAACTTAGTATCTCTGTCAAATGTAGGAACAAAATTGTTGATATCTAAAACACTAGCATCATATTTTAATTTAATGTTATTGTATACTCTATATTCATACTCTAACAAAAAGTCGTCTCTAAAGTCATTCCATGCTTTTGTTAAACTTCCGTCATGTCCTTGAATAACGCACTGCGGGAAGCCTATAATTACATTTTCATTTGCTACGACCGGATCTACAAAGTCTACATAAAATAAACCGTTTCTTACTTTTTCTATAGTATAATCAATATTACCATATGCTTTAACATCGCCTACTTGTACAATAAGATCAGTTGCTTCAATAATTTTGTTTACATTTTCTAATACAAAACGTGTTTGAGATTTTGTTGTAACAAATGTTTTCACAGCAGGTCTTACTGTATGATCTTTTTGTACTTCAGGATAATACAGAGGAAACAAACCTAGTTTAGTAGGTGTTGGCGGAATATAGCATCCGTTAGTATTTTCAAATTCGTCAACTCTTATAACATCACCTTTTGCAAGTGTTGCTGTTACGTTTACAAAGTTATCGCTTATTGTATAATCTCTGTCTTTAAGTAATTGAACTCCGTTAAGATAGACATATACTGCTTGATTAGATAATTTGTTGATATCAAAATTTGTAAGTCCGATTGCAAAATATGTTTCTTCACTATTATCTATATTATGTATTGTGCTTGTATTTGCTTTCTTACCTACCATATCTCCATAATAGAAATTTCTATAAGAAACAGTTTCTTTAGAAAATCTTTCAAGCACTGTATCTAATTGATCTTTTGCAGTTCCTTCTATACCGCTTTCATTAGCAAGTGCAATTAGTCTTCGTTTTGTTTTACCGTATTCTGATCTAACAAAATTAATTGCTTTAACAATATTTGCTTCTTTATCAGTAATATGAAATGCTGCTAGGTTAAATGGTCCGCTGTGTTGTACAAAACGCTTACCATAATGTGTAACATTTCCTAAATCTCTAAGATTACTAACGCCAGGATAAATGCCGTCAAAGCCTTGTACTTCTTCAATAATAGATTCTACATGATCATTTACTTCACCTAACGTAAAGTCAACTAAGTTATCATTTAATGGATTTTTTTCTAAGTTTACAGGTATTTCATAGTAACCATTTTCATTTTTAGGAGCATTAGAAAAACATCTAAACACAAGTGTTTTTCCAACTTCTAAATCTTCTGTAAAAACAACAGTTGCTATGTTGTTAATGTTGTCTATAGTAAATTTAGAATCTAAAACTTTTTTACCATCAACATATGCTTTTACTACTAAATCACTTAATGTACCGCTTTTGTTAAAAACAGTAATTGGAAAATTATTAACTTCATCATCGACTGTAAGTTGTTGTTGTATTACAGCTTGTCTACTTAAAATATTTGTTTTAGTCCAACCGTTCACATATTCAAAAGTATCAATATTTGAAAACTTTTTCAAAAATCCTGTATCAGTTTGTGTTGTAAGTGTTTCACGCAATTCGTTTTGATATCTAACAATTTGATTTTGTATATCAAAAGAAAATACAATGTCTCCAATATTAGCAATATTTCTATACTTTAAAGGAAATCCTAGTTCTGTATCATTAGATCCAGTGCCTACTTTATAACTAAAAATTTTATTACCAATAAAGTCTGAAGCAGGATATGTAATTTGATCGTTTAAGATTATTCCGTCATGATCAAAAACGTCAAAAAGTGGTGCTTGGTTTACGCCTGTTTTTTCTTGTGACTGAATCCACTGAGTGCCATTATACCAAAACATCTTGCCACCTAATGATTCTCCTGATAAAGCAAGAACAGTTTCGTTTTCTAAAGGCATAGTATCAGTTGTTTCTACTAAACTAATTTGTCTGCGGCTGTTATGTGTTATGAAATTTACTTCGTAAATTTTCCCATTTACCATACTATCGGGATCTGCTGTAAATAATACACGCATACCGTCAGTAAGATCTACACCATCAACATTGTATCCTAGGCTACCTTCTACATTGCTAAAAACGTCTTTTGTAAAATTATCAACTAAATTAACATTTTTCTTTGCAAATGTACCATGGTTGAATAATTTCATTCCTGCGTTAAATTCAATAATTGGTCTTTTGGCTCTAAAATTTTGATCTAAATTTATTTCAGTATTATTAACCTCATAACTTTTTTCAATTACATCCTTGTGAAACCACCTGTTGTAACGTGACCAGGGGTTTCTGTCATGACTTGATCGATTAATAGTGATATAATCTTTAGTACCTGGAAAACTTGCAGCGTCTTCATAAGGTACTGCATCAAATCCATATTCATCCCATGCAATTTCTACATCACTTGTAAAGATGCTCGGAACTTCTAAATCATTTTCAGAAATTAATTTTATACTTGTTCCAACACCTTCAATATAATAAAAACCTTCACTATATTCTGAAGGTGTAACAGTACCTTGGAAGTAAACTTTCATACCGTTTGAAAGGTTTACGCCTGTGCCTGTTTTGTATGTTTTTTTACCGATAACATTTTCAGCAAGGTCAATTTCTGTGTTTTCTTCTATAGCAAAGCTTAGAATAATACCGCTTGTATTAATATCAGTTTGACTTAGATAGTAAAGACTGTCCGGTACATCATCTGGTATAGTCCATTTTATAACACCTTGCTCAATGTAATCGTCTTCTGTTAAAACTAATCTACCTTCTTCGTTATAAACATATTTTAACATATCTTTATCATAAATTTCACTGCTTATCTCTTGCTCTATGCTAAAGCCTAGATCTGTATCAATAAAATCTCTTGTTATTCCAATAGTGAATGGATGTCCCGGTGTGTTGACTTCAAACACATAAGTTTGTCCTTTGAACAATCTTAGTGTTGGATTTCTTGTTGTTCCTCTTGAACTAAACAGGAATGCAGTATTGTCATCGTCTACAACTGTAGACACAACAATAGTGCTTTCTATTTCTTTTTGCTCGCCAAATACAGGAATAGGTAAAGGTCCTAACGGTAGCCAATAGTATTCACGGAAATTGGCAAACTTATCCCAATCAATATGTGGATTCCAAGAATACATTTCCTGCGAATTTAAACTATTATGATTTTCTGTAGGTCCTTTAAAGTTTTTTACTTGACCGATAAAATCAGGATAGTTTTTATAGAACAAAACATTATCTAATTGGTCTTTGTAAACAATACTGGGCTCAAATTGATAATTTTCTCTATCAGCAGTTACATCTGGAAGATAAACATCGCTTACTTGATTTACTTTAGAATTACGTCTACCTGCAAATGCATTGATTTTTTCTACAGCACCTGGATTGATCATTTGCTGTATAGTACTAGATAGTAATTTTTTGTTTACATCTGTTCTAAAATATTTTGGCAGAAAATCAATTGCTTTTGGATTTTCGTTATTATCGGTAGGCAAACCACTTTCGTTTTGTTCTTTATCGTATGCCATTAATAGCCTCCGGTATTATCTGTAGAACCAATTATAAAATTATCTGTTGTAGTTTCTTCTGCACTTTGTATTCCGCTTCCTACAAATTCGCTTCGAGTTACTACTGTACCAGACGCTTTAAGTCTTTCTGAAGTTAATGCATCTATTATTTCAATATCAGAAACAGTTGCACTACTAATTAATATTTCATCTGAATCACATTTGATTTCTTGTAAACTTCCATATGAACTACTTGCAAGTCTTGGAACAATTACAATACTGTTTACATCGGGTGCTAATTGCTTCATAACATATGCACTCAATTCACTCCAATAAAATGTTTCGCCAAAGTCCCAGTTATCTAAAGCAAAAAATTCATTAATTGCTTGAACAATACGAACTTTCAATTCATTATCATTTATGACACGTTCTTTAGATTTTACAACTTTAATTGCTGCTTGCAAATCTACATCTGCTTTATCTCCGAATAGTACTTTGTACTTTACAGGATGATAAATTATTTCATCACTTATAGATTTTACTTTTTCAATTTCACCGCCATAATACCTTGCCATTTGATCACTGCTTAATGGTAAAGGTTTTGTTGTAATAATATTTCTTAAGTATTGTCTAAATGCTGTATCGTATGCTCTTGTCATTAGATAAACATCAATTACATTTGTGCTGCTAGGATCAATTCTACTATTTTCATCACTTGCATGTACATATCTAAAACTTATACTATCACGACCTATAAATGCTTTATAATTATAAGAAGGTGATAATGTTCTATTAACTGAATCTAAAATATAAAATTCGTCTGTTGAACTTACATAATACTTAGGATTATTAGGTGTTAGCAAATTGATATCTGTGCTAAAACCTACAACATTTAAATTTTCGCTTTCTGCTGAAACGTAATTGTACACAGTTGTATTGTTTTGCTGTCTAGATTTTAAGAAAATATAATTTGTAGGATCTACAATTTCTGTAAACAACTCTGGATTATCAATTACTCCATCGTCGTCGCTATCAAAAAATGCAACTTCTACTCTAGTACTATCTATATAACCATCTTGGTCTCTATAAACACTTGAAATTTCCCAATCATAATCTAATGTGTATGATTCTGTTCCTGTGCTAGAATTAACATCATTATTAATGTTTAGCACCGAAACTCTATCTCTAATAATTTTACCTGATTTGCTGTCAAATATTTTTTTGTTATTATCAAAATAGAATCTTAATTCTGTATCACTTTCAAATATGTAACGTAAAGTTCTATAAGTTACAGTATATGTTTCACCATCAGTTTCAAATAAGAACAACCAACTGCTGTCAATACGTGAATTACTTACATCGCCTGCCTGTCCTAAACTAAAATTACCTGTAATATTTAGGTTGTCTTGAGTAATAACTTTCCAAGATCTAGATTCTCTATCGTAACGCAAACCAAAAGTGTTGTACGAGAAAATTTGGTCTACCATTTGACCTTGAACATCTACAATCAATTGTGTGCTAAGTTTTGGAATTGCACTATCTAAAACAGCACCGTCAGGTATAGCATCGTTAAAAATAACACCCCCTAAACCTGTAGTTTCATCTACAGTGTTTCCACCATTAGTAACACTTACACATTTTGTCCAAATATATGAAGTTGAATACCTATGTGTTGCATCGCCTAGCATAAGTTTGTTATCATCATTAGTCATAAAATGATAACCTGATGGTGCAGTAAATTTAACCATTGCACCAGGTTCAATAAAACGCAACGGTCCTTCAGTGAATGATCCTACTGTATATCTAATTAAGTTACTATCTTCAAACATACCTGTAGTTCTGTTTGTATCGATTGTTTCTTTGTGCCATACTAAACCTAATTCACGATAATCTTGTCTATTGTAGTTTTCTAAATAAAAGTTTCTAACATTTTTACTTTGCAACAATGGAGTAATTTTGTTTAAAACTGTTTGTAAAATATCTGATCTTGTTGTAAAATCAAAACTTGTAACTTCGTCAACATACTCTTTATACAAAATACCATCAGTAGCAAAAAGATTAGTGCTACTGTATTTTCCTGTAGCATCTAAAATATCATAATTTCTACTAATACCACTTGCGATTCTGTTTAGAGATTTTACCTTAATAATATCTTGGCTGACGCCTAGTGGACCAACATTGTAATCTTCACCTGTTACCATTCTATTTTGAGTATAGTAAGTAGAAGATGCATTATTCTTAATACTTTCGGTACTTTCACTACTTGCACTGTTAGAAATTGTTTCTTGTAGTGATAGTGTTAGGACGAGTGTTTCTGTTCTACCTCTAGAACTAATGTAAGGAATAGTTACTTGTACATCTTTAATATTATTAGGTAAAATTACAACGTCTGAGTTTTTACTTGTCCTATAATACGTTCTAAATGTTCCTGTAGGTAAATTACCAAAAACACCATCACTAAAAATTAAACTAATTCTATCATCTGCTCTAGTTAAAACACTAAAAACATTTTTTATATTTTTTGCAATACTATTGTAAACAATATTGTTACCTTCAACAGCATCAATTTTTGTCCATTCTGTAGTTTCTCTTGAAGAACTGTCTAGGCCAAAAAGCCAAACATCTGTATTGTTAATGTTTGTTGTATCAATATCAATTTTTTGGTTAGGCACAGGAAAATCTACGCTAAAATCGCCTCTTTGTAATCTACCCTGTTTAAAGTGCATAAAGAAACCTGTGCTAGATGCACCAGGTCCCCTACCGTTGTCTCTGTAAATGTAACTTAGTGGATCTGCAGGTTTAGGTGTTGCTTCTTTTAATTCGCCATTGTCAATTATTGTGCTTACAACTTCAAAGTCTAAACTTTCGCCATTTACGTCACGGTTGAAAGCATAAATCGGAATACCGCCATTGTTAGTTTCAAATGTATACTGCTCTGTTGGAATACCGTCAATAACTTGATTGTTTACAGGACGTCCGAATTGGTTAGACACATTGTTTGCTGCATTTAGAATTTTAACAAAATGTTCAAACCAATCATTATTAACATTATCATTCCATAAAATACTTCTACCTGAAAGACTATTTCCATTACTGTCAATTACATTTTCAGATGTTTGAACTGCTGTAATTTTAAGAAAGCCGTTTGCTGCTTGGTTACGTGTTACATTATAACTTAATAGTCTTGCTAAACGTAAAACACTTTCTCTACGTTCTGCAAGTTCTAAATAGTTTTCTCTTGCATTTAAGTCTGTTCTATATGAAAGGTTTTGCCCAAGAAACGCAATCATATCAATTATTGCAAGATATTCTGAACTTTCAATATAATCGTTAAAATCTTCTGGATAATTTTTACGTAGATAACTAATCATTGTTCTACGTAATGTATCAAAGTCATATGACTTAAATTCTGCATTATTGAAACTCTGATAGATTTTTGTCCAATCCTCAGCAAGCAATAATCTATTTTGTCTATCTATAGAAGACATGGGCACTTCCTTAACATTAATTTATAATATTTATCTAGGATTATAATACACGTACTTTAAAAGATTTCGTTATTTAGGTCAAATTCGTATTGTAAAACTTCGGATATATTGTACTCTAAAAATAGTAAAGTTAACTGTATTTGTATGCCCGATTCAAAAGAATCTACTTGTACATCTGTTAATGTAACTCTAGGATCTGAATTTGCAATTTCTGTTACATTTGCAATAATTGCTTGCTCTACATCTGGAGTAAACGGCTCGTATAATAAATCCCATATAATTGTTCCAAAATTAGGATTTTCTAATTTTTCACCTACTCTAATATGAAAGTGATTTAAAATATCTCTTTTTATTAGTTCAATATCTGTGTACTTGAAATTTTTTGTGTTAGGATCTGTAGTGCTAACTCCTCTATAAGATTTACTTCTTACAGGATTAGACACTTGATAAGATTTTTGTCTTACCTTTAAATTTTTATACAGATTTTTTTCTAGTGTACTCATAATAATATTTAGTATCTAACTATTTGTCTAACAGCAAGACGTCTAAAATCTTCATCAGATCTTGCTCCGTATTTGTCATACATTTCAAGAGCCCAGTCAAGCCCAATGCCTGCATCTCTATACTGTTGATTTTCTGGCGAAGTTCCATTCCAACCAAAAATAGATGTTAGTCTTTGAGTTAAATTTGCCTCTAAATATAATCTATCAAAATCAGCACTCAATGCTTGAGATATAAGTTTTTGTACTTCTTCGGGAGTAGAATTTAACATCAGTCCATTGCGTATAAACTCTCTTCCGTTTACCCGAGTATCAACTCTAGTATCCCAATCTTCGACTTGTTCAGCAAATACAGATTCTGCTTGTCTTGCGATTTGTGCAGCATAAAATTGTAAAGGTCCAATTATATTATCATATTGCTGTTTTTCTAAATCAGTCAATCCTACAGGATAACCGTCATCTGCTATATCAGTGCTCATATCAATTTTATCAATAAGTCTGTTGATTTCTCTGCTAGACATAGGATAAGTTGCTAAAACATTATCAATTGAACTCATATCACACTCCCTTGTGTTATTCCGCCAGTGTCAACTGCTGTATCTCCTGTTGGATATGCAATATCATATTCGAGAGGTATGTCCCAATTCCTACGAATATCAGTAAGATATAAATCTGCACTAGGATTGTTAATCCAGTAGTTAGAAACTTTATAATTGTCGCCTTGGTTGCCTCCGGCAATTTGTATTTTAAAACTTCCTGGTTCTACAGCCCAAACAAACCCTACATGACCTCCTCTACGTGTTCTAGATTTTAAAACAGCAATATCATACTTTCTAATCTTAGACAAATCTCTCCAATCAATTGCCCGTCCGTACCGCTTATATTCTTGACTGCCCATAGTGTTAAAACTTTCAAGTCCTGCTGTTGCCAGTACATGACTTACAAATGCTGCACACCATGCATAATCGATTGCACCTGAATCTCTTGTATATCCTGATCTACCAGCAGTTACATAACAAGCATAGATATTAGGATTTGGCGGAGATCCTTTTTCAGTCCAGTCTAATCTTCTAAAAGCAACAAGTGTATTTGCAAGCGCACCGTATTGAGTATCTGCCGGAGGAATATTAGTAATGCTTGTTACTCCGCCTTGGTTAGGATTATTATAACTGAAAAAATGAGGACTGCCACCTGTTCCACCTTGTCCGCCATCTACTCCTGTAACAGGATCTCCATCTCGTAAATCGCCGATTGTTCCTGGTGGCCATTGTAATGCTTGTGTACCTTGACTATCTTGTTGTGCTATTTGATCAGTTGGAGACTGTCTCGGAGGCACAACTGCATTTGCTGGTATTATAACTTGACACATTTTTTATGCACTCCATACTGTTTCATTTGAAATTGTTGACCTTCCTAAATTATAATAAGCTTGCACTGTAGTTCCGTATGCATCAGGATTTACTGAATTACCGTTTCGCCAATCTCTTACATCTCCTGGACCTTTAAGATGTGCTGCCATTAGCAATCCTGAAATAACACTTACACTATCACCTTCTCTCAAAGCGCCAATTCTGCGTAGTGTATTTAAATTTTGTGTAGTGTATCTAATTATTGTTGCTTCTTGAACATCTGGACTGCCTAGCCAATCTTGTAAACTTGAAATGCCATCTCGACCTGTCCAGAATGAAGAATCACGCATAACAGTGCAGTTTCTTAACCCTCTTGCAAATGTTCCCGATCTAATATATCCCATGTCTTCAAGTGCAGCGTGTCCAAATTGGTATTTTCCTGCAAAACATATACTGTTTACAACGTCATATGAATTTCCACTTTCTCTTTGACCTAGAGCATTTAGATAAATTAATGTTTCTTGTTCTGTGAATCCAGGAATACGCCCAGGTGCAGCAGTTAAAGGTTCTGCTGGTGTTCCGCCTTGTGCTCTAGGTACATTAGCATTTGGATCTGTATATGCGCCAGGAGGTCCTGCAAAATCTTGTTGTGGACGCTGCTGACTTTGTGTTCTGCCAACTGATGGCTGATTTT